GTGCATTTCACCGTTAACAGCGGTGACTGGACTCCGTAAGGCGTCCAGGTGGGTGTACCAGCACACGGGGAGCAATAACTCCACGAGCCCAGTGGTGACAGAATCACTAGCAGAGGATAAATCCAATGTAGCAAGACTACCATCAATAGACCCGATTCGTGCCAATGACCGGTTTATCGACTGGTCATTGAGGTTTATGCCGATACGTCGGAGGGAAGATCGAAAGAAATTCCCTACGCCCTTCTGCAAAAACATATTCACGTCCGGCTCTTTACAAGCCACACGATCAATGTCGGTTTTCTTGGGAACGGTAAACATAACGTTGCCGGGAACCACGTTGTATTCCAACGGATCCCCTTCACCAAACCACCCTGGCATCTCATCGACAGCGTCGAGAAAGATTTCAAGGCAGCGAGGTGTGACGTCTGCTTTTCCGAGGTACTTGCGAGCCGGCTGGCTCACAGTACGGTTGCGACTCGTAGAGGCACCGCCTGAAAAGGATCCAATTAAGGAGTCCACAGGAACAGTATCACCTACAATCTCCGAAAGGAGATCACGACAGAACGCGACGAACCGACCGAAAGGCACCCGAGGTAGAATGTTATATTCCTCGGGGGTTAATTGAAGCCTTTCATTGGTCAGAGCGTTGCGCTCTTCAGTTGCGAGCCATTTTGCAATGGCCCGCTCCCGCCTAAGTTCGGCGGGGTCTGTGTCGGCCGAGATGAACTTAGAGGTTATCTCCGATTTCAGCCAGTCCGTTTTCGCGGACGGGGTTAGATCGTTGATTTTCTCCAGGAACTTCTCGGTTAAGCCTTCGGGCATCACCGCGTTCCGGCATGTATACCGGGTACGAGAACGCTTTACCATTTGGTACTCCAATAATGGTAGGGTCGTTCCGCTCCTTGCTAGGAGCGAAAAGGAAAGCGAGGAAACACACTAATGCACCCATGAAGAATGCTATAGCGAGCCTCTCGCCGCCTGTGGTCCCACTATTGTGGTCACCACCGAAAACGGCCATCTCAGTAGAAGCCGTTTAGGCCAACAACATAGTCGTAGACCAAGGGATACTGCTGCCACAGATGGACCATCTGGCTTGCAAACGAGGAAACGTCTTCGCGTTCAGCGACAGACGAACCCCCGTCGAAGTTCAGAGTGATATCTGCGTAAGCAGTACGCACCACAGTCGGGCGACTAACACCGTCAACCGTCACGTTCTGTACAATAGGCCAGACCAACTTCGACGTGATTTTCACACATCCGGTTGCAGTCCGGTTCTGACTGTACGTGATCCGACGCTCCGCAAGCGGAACGCCAGGGTTTGACACAAACGTCGTGACACCTCCCTCCGTCGACCGAGGCTTAAATTCCACGGTACCAGGAGTTTCGCGGCCGTCCTTGAGGACGAGCGGAATCATTTGGGACATATATATTCCTAGATGTATAGGCCTGTTTATTCAGGAC